GCAAAGTTTCTACAAAGGATGATTGGAACCACGGTCGATGGTGGTATTGGCCCAAACACTTTGAAAGCAGTAGAAACATATGTTGAAGAAACTGGTTTAGAAACTGCGATTGAAAATTATCAATCTGCTAGACAATCATATTACGAAGAACTATCAACGTTTGATACATTTGGTAGAGGCTGGACAAGAAGAGTTGAAGAAACAACTGCTTCTGCAAAAGAACTTATATAATTAAAAGGGTACATTATGTTTAATCATGTGACTACGGTAGAGATACCAAAACTTGAAACTGTAAATATTGATAAGAAAAGATTCTACGTTACACCAGAAGGTAACAAGTATCCCTCAATCACAACAGTATTATCTAGTAGATCAAAACAAGGTCTAATGGAATGGCGTAAACGTGTTGGCGAAGATGTTGCTAATCACATTGCAAGGACAGCTGCAAATCGTGGAACAAAAGTACACCATATGTGTGAAGATTATTTAAACAATGAGTTTGATGATGATAAACACAAAAAAGACTTTCTCGCATATTGTTTATTCGGACAACTAAAAACTCAGGCATTAAACAATATTAATAACATTCATTTTCAAGAAGCTGGCTTGTGGTCAGACAAATATAAAGTTGCTGGTCGTGTAGATTGTATTGCAGAATACAATGGCAAACTATCAATTATAGATTTCAAGACCTCTACTAAACCTAGAAAAGAAGAGTATAACGAGAATTACTATATTCAAACATCTGCTTATGCAGAAATGTATGAAGAACAAACGGGTACACCTATCGATCAAATTGTAATCTTAGTAGTTACATCTGATGGTGAAGTACAAGAGTTTGTAAAACAAAAACATGACTACTTGCCAAAATTGACAGAAGCAATTGAGGCATTTAATAGCGAAAGGTAAATATGGAACTAAAAGATAGTAAAACAAAAGATAATTTAAGAGCCGCATTTCAAGGTGAATCAGAAGCAAATAGAAGATACTTGTACTTTGCTCAAAAGGCAGACATTGAAGGCGCTAACGAAGTAGCACAAGTATTCAGATCAACAGCAGAAGGTGAAACTGGTCATGCTCATGGTCATTTAGAATACTTAGAAGAAGTGGGTGACCCAGCAACTAATGAACCAATGGGTGATACTAAACAAAATTTAAATTCAGCAATCAAAGGTGAAATACATGAGTACACTGATATGTACCCAGGTATGGCAAGAACTGCTAGAGAAGAGGGTTTTGATGAAATTGCAGATTGGTTTGAAACACTAGCAAAGGCAGAGAAGTCACATGCTGGTAAGTTTCAAAAAACTTTAGATGCATACTTAGAAGGCTCAAGTTAACCCTTGACATTGCTTTCGAACTATGTTATAAATATAGTTGAATTCGATGACGGTTTGTAAAAAATTAGTTAGGACGAGGGTGCGATACCCTCCACCTCCACCATCATCCTAAACACATTAAGGAGTCTTAAATGCTAAAATGGTTTAAAAATGTATTCAATAATTTCTTGACAAAAAAAGAAAAACAAATACCAGGTTATCTTGGTAGAGATTTATCTCAACATAGAGTACATACCACTAAGTATGAAGACCTTTGTAAGTAGTGTGGTTAGGATGGGGGTGAAATAGGTTTCGACTGCTGACGAGTATCTTACCCGAGTATTCACAACCATAAGTGCAAACAATAATTTTGCAATGGCTGCCTAATTGCTAGCGTAATTAACAGTCGGGGTCGGCAAGTACCTGGCAACAGAAACTTGCCACTTTATAGGATTATTAATGAGTTTATTTAAAATTACACCAAAAACATTTTCACTACAGATAGAACAAATGGCTGTAGAAAAGGGAATTAATCACTTGGACGCAGTAACACATTATTGTGAATCAAATGAAATAGAAATAGAAACAGTAGCAAAGTTAATTACTAAGGCATTAAAATCAAAAATAGAAGCAAACGCAAGAGAATTAAGATTAATCTCAAGCGATGTAGAAGGCAAAGGAAAACTACCTATCGATTAATGGAACCCGTTGAAGTTTATATGATGTATTGTGCAATTAAGGCACACTTCTCTAGAGAAGGTTATGATTATCATAAGTACGCTGGAAAAACCAAAACTAAGAAAATGTCTTTCTATAAAAGAAACGACAGGATATTTTTTGCAAGGATTGCTAGGAAGTATAAAGATAAAAAAGACGTAGAAAATTATATCATATCAAATTTCTTAGCAGACAAAAATGGTTATGTTAAAAATTTTAATGAAGACAATTATTTGAATTGGAAGAAAAGAATACAATCTTTAACATATAATCTAACAAATGAGATAACACCATTTGCAGATCGATTTGAAGAGTTATTTAAGTGGGAAGATCAACATCCTATACTATTAAAAGAATATCTAGGAAAAAGAATATCAATAGAAACCATGGTAATTCTAGACGATTTAGTTGGATATATCAAAGATTGGGATGATTCTGATATAATATGGAAAGACCATAAAAAAATGATAAAAAAGTACAAAAAGCTCTTGACAATAGATACGAAAAAGTGTAAAGTAGCTCTAATGAAAGTGATTCAATGAAACATTACATATACGGAAACGGACAATCTCGTATAGGATATGGTGTTGCTAGAATGGATGGTGTATCTTGGGGTTGTAATGCAATCTACAGAGATCATGAAGTAGATAATCTAGTTGCAGTTGATTATGGAATACAAGGTGAAATTATTGAATCAGGTTATGCAAGAAGACATCAATGTTACTTTAGTGATTGGAATGTATTACCATCAGACATTAATGTAAAAGAAGAATTGTGTAAAGGTTTTAAAGAAGAGAACATATATTACTATGGTAAAGATAAAGGACAAATGGTAGTAAATGGTTCTAGTAGAGAAAAAGATAAAGTAAAAAAAGAATTAGGTCTTCATGTCATTTATCCAAATGAAGAAGACATGATCATGCCGATTACAGACCCTAAAGAATGGGGTGCTGGAACCACTGCGGTGCATCTTGCTTGTCAAGATGGTGCATGTAGAGAAGTGTATATGTTTGGGTTTGACATTGCAAATTATAGTAATGGTGAACGTATAAATAACATATACAAGGGTAGTAAGTTTTATCTACCCAAAGAAGCAGAGGGACGCAATCCTCATGACTGGCGACAACAGTTATATTTGACATTTAGAGAATTTTCTAATGTTAAGTTTACCTGGGTTAATAATGATTTTAAATACATTGAGAAGAGCCGTATTGCAGATTGCCCTAATGTGGAATTTAAAACATACGATAACATACGATAACATAAGGAGACAATAAAATGTCAATCGATAACATAAGGTCTAAAAATAGTTTAGACAAACTACTTGGTGCAGTAGCGTCAGAGAAAGCACCAACTGATAAAAAATCATATACAGACGAGAGAATTTGGAAAGGTGAACTAGATAAATCTGGTAACGGTTATGCTGTGCTTAGATTTCTACCTGCCGTGCATGGTGAAGAATTGCCATGGGTTAAAATGTATTCTCATGCGTTTCAAGGTCCAACTGGTCAGTGGTATATTGAAAATTCAAGAACTACTGTTAATCAGAAAGACCCTGTATCTGAATATAACTCTAAACTATGGAATACTGGTCTAGAGTCTGACAAAGAGATTGCTCGTAAACAAAAGAGAAAGTTATCATACTACTCTAATGTTTATGTAGTGAGTGACCCCAAACACCCAGAGAACGAAGGTAAGGTTTTCTTATACAAATATGGTAAGAAAATTTATGATAAACTTTTGGCTGCAATGCAACCAGAGTTTCAAGATGAAACACCGATTAATCCCTTTGACCCCTTTACTGGTGCTAACTTCAAATTGAAGATTAGAAAAGTAGATGGTTATTGGAATTACGATAAATCGGAATTTGAAGCAACTTCAAAACTCTCTGAGGATGAATCAAAGGTAGAAGAGATATGTCAAAAGGCATACGCTCTGTCTGAATTTACAAATGCATCTAATTTCAAGTCTTATGAAGAGTTGCAAAAAAGAATGGATATTGTTCTTTCAGGTACCACTACTGTGGGGAATGTGCAAGAATCATTAAAGGATGAGGTAAGTCAACCTGACAATAATCCTCAAACTGCAATGGCTCAGGCACCTGAAGTCAAGGCACAAGATATAGTGGGGTCAGATAATGATGACACTATGAGTTATTTTGAAAAACTTGCAAATAGTTAGAAAATAACCCTTGACAACTTAGATGACATGTGTTATTCTGTACCTAACAATAATGAAAGGACGGTAACACATGTTATCATTCATAACTAAACTGTTCAATGAAAGGAACAATAATACTATGGCTAGAACTAAACTTAGCAAAACTGCAAAAATCAGAAACCTTTTTGCAAAGGGTGACGCTGTGACTTGGAAAACTCTAAGAAACACATTTGATCTTAAATCTCCAGCGGCAATGGTTGGAAAATTGAGAAACGAAGGCATGATGATCTATCAAAACGAGACATCAACAGGTCATGTTTCATACAGAGTGGGTACACCATCTAAAGCGATTATCGCTGCGGGTATCAACAAGGTACTTGGAAAACAAGTAGCATACTCAGCATAAAAATTTAGTTATCTAAATTGAGAATTGGGGCGGCTATTAAGTCGCCCTTTTTTTATATAGCGAATGATGTTCCACAACCACAAGAACTTGTGGCTTTTGGATTGTTAAATTTAAACATAGATTCAAAATCA